ATTGGCCACCACCATAGAACAAGCGAACATACTGAGGTTAACCTTAGCGGAGACGTTACAACAACCTGGAGCGTGGGTGCGCTTTGTGGTTTATCTCCCGAATATATGCCCTACAACAATTGGAATAACGGCTTTGCCCACATTCACGTTGAAAAGAGCGGCGATTATGAGGTCAACAACTTGCGAATTGTCGAAAATAAAATCCGATAAAATGAGATATTTATTTATATTGCTATTATTGGCGAGCTGCGGGGCGCGTAAAGTGAACAAAAGCACAACCGAGACCGAGACAAAAAGCGAAATATCGGTAATTGATTCCACAAAAGTTGTAACTTTTACGGATTCAAGTAGCACAATTTGCGTCGATGAGTTTGAGATCACGCCAGTTGACACGCTCAAACCGATTGTTATTATAGACTCGCAAGGCAAAAAGACTACAATTAAGAACGGCCGTATTAAGAAACGAACGCAAATAAGCCGATTTAAGGCGTTAAAATCTCAAAGCGTACACAATACACGCAAAACTCAAAAAAATGCGACACAAACCACCAAAGCAAGCGAGAAACACGTTGAACGCAAAGAGTCGTTCGGTTGGTTGTGGTTGATCCTTATTATTGCGGTTATTCTCTACATTTACCGCCGCTTTTTTATCTCCCGTTTTATTTAGAATTTGTATAAATAAGCATTAAAAACAAACTTTCTTTAATTTTTTGTTGTTTAATTAATTTATTGTTATAGATTTGCTCCAACAAAATCAAACAACTATGAAATACTTTTTACAACATCGCAAACCGCAGTACATTTTTTGTTTAATTATGGCCGCTTACTTTATCGGTCAACTAATCTTTAGAGCATAATGGAAAACTTAGAACTTGAAATCAAAAAACACGAGCGCGCTATCAAAATACTTGAGGCGTTCAAAGAAAGCGACCGCCGCTTTAATGACCACAAAAATCGAATCGAACGCAACGAGCGTTTATTTGGTTGGGATGTGCAAGACTGGAACAAACAACGAATGATTGCTAACTTTAATATCGGCCTAAGATTGGCCCGAATGTATGAGAACTTATAGACTATATTACTACACCGAGCAATACGATGAGTGCTACGATTATGACATCGACATTGAAGCCAGCAGCATCGCTGAGGCAATACTTATTTTTAATCAATCCTCAATAGTTTGCAAGCGCGTTTGGCGCGTTGAGGAGTTACCATTTAGACACAAAAGATGAGAAACGAACGAGGCGCAGGCCGTAAAACTAAATTTGTAGAAGGCACGCAAACAAAAATACTTCACAAGTTAATACCAATAGACTCGGAGAACGAGGTAAAACAATCAATCGATAAAATTATTTTAAAATGGATGAGAAAAAAATAAACCTCAAAGAGGCTAAAAAGTTCGACAAGTGGATGAAAAAAACCGTGAAATCGGTTTATTATTCCGATCACAAAAAAATGACTAACGCATACTTAAAACTAAATTAAAATGGGAGCAAACGCAAAACTATTCCTTGAGAATTCAGAGCAACTAATCACGATGTACGAGCCATCGTTCACAAAAAAAGACGCAATACTCACAGGCAAGCGAATGGTTGATAACGTTATCAACGAGGGCAACGTGGACAAGCACATGTTTATGGCGAACATTTGCCGACTTAAAGAGGTCGTTAATTCAGCCGACGCGGAAATGCGTAAGCACTTGCCCGAAGAGAAAATGACCTGCTACGGCGTCGAGTTCACACCAGTAAACGGAGGCGAAACGATAAACTTTGGAGACGATCCGATTTATCAAAATCTTAAGGCCGACCTTAAAGAACGCGAGGAGCTGCTAAAATTGGCTCTTAAACAAACGCAAACAATTTTCGACGCTTACGGTAACGAGGTGCCACAGGTATCGGTAACGCCGCGCAAATCATCAATCACATTAAAATTTTAATATCATGCAAGTAGGATCAAAAGTAAGATTGCGCGAGACAAGTATATTTGTATCGCTTGAGGATCGACACAACCCGCGCGACAAATACGGAACGGTTGTCGAAATAGGCAACGAATCAAAGGACAAACGCAGAACGTTTGAGCTTCCAGTCGTTGTTGACTGGGGTGGCTTTACAAATTCATACCGTTATAGCGATTTATATGAACTTTCGTAGGGCCAAAGAGATAGCAGCCAACATCGAACACGCCACAACTATTGACGTGTTCGAGAATGGTCGCACGCTGCCAGTCGTTGATGTACGCGCATTATTTTGCTACATTTTACGAATAGATTTAAAGTATAAACTCGTTGATGTTCGGGATATAATTCGAGAATATAGGCCCTACGATCACGCAACGGTATTGTATAACGTTCGACTATACGATAGCGATGTGAGATATAGAAGGCCCGACCTTGAGGAGTTAAGACTTCAGTTAATCAATCAGTACTCGCCGTATTTTATGATGCTCAAAAGAGTAAATCCAATAAACGACGAGGAACTAATGCAACAAATTATTAATTTAATCGACCAATATGAAACCACAAAACAAAAAAGAGTTGATCTTTGTGACGCGAGCTGCGATTGAGGCGGCTGCATTATTATTAATTATAACTGCAATCGGATGGCTAATATCACACCTTTAACCAGGATTAAAAGAGTAATGCGATTTTACTACAATAGAGGGGTAAATTCGGAACGAGTTAACGATTTATACAAAAAAATTTTGTCAGATAAATATAAATCAGTAATTTAGCATAATCATAATAACCGCAGCAAGGCTCGAGCTGCTTCATTTCGTGCCACAAAAAACAATTATATTATGAGTACTTCAAACAGACGCGCTGCATTCTCGCAGCCAACAACAAACCCAGCAACAAAATTTTACGAGTGGAAATCAAACGAGAAAACGTTCGCCTACTACGACAAAGAGAACAAAACAAATGTGAGCGTTGAGCTTCCGTTTAAATTCTTAGTTCTCGACGAACTCCATACCGTGAAAGGTTGGAACGACGCAACCGAAAGCGGGATTTATTCTAACGAGGTAAAGTATATCTCAAAGGATGAGATGATTGTTAAGCCATTCAAAGGCAATGAGATTGCTCGAGGTCTTTACAAAGACATTAAAGAGAAAGCAAAGGCCGCAGGAGGTCACTACGTTAAAAGTATTTATATAATGCTCGAGGGTGGCGAGATTGCAAACATTCAACTCAAAGGTGCAGCCTGTCAAACGTGGGGCGATTTTACCGCAAAAAGTAAAAGCCGACTCGTTGACGAGTGGGTGTCGGTAGTTGGCTTTGACGAGGCTAAAAAAGGCAGCGTTAAATATACAACACCAAAGTTTGGATACCTTTGCTCACTTGATGGGGCCGAAGCCGACCTTGCCGACGAAGCGTTTAACACTTTGGAGGCGTATTTAAAAACTTACCTAACGAAATCGGAGCCAGTATTGGTCGAGATTGAGGTTGAGGTTGACTCAGATGATTTGGATTTTTGATTTTGATTTGGTTAAATAGTTGAGAAAGCGGTCTTCGGATCGCTTTTTTTATTCTCAAAGTACACATTTTACCCCTTTCCTATATACCCCTTAGAGAATAAAAAAATAATTTTGATAGGGGGGTCTACTTTTCGCAAAAAAATGTGTTGCATGTGTTGCGGATTGTAAATTTTTTTGTTTTATATTTGTACCCAATGGAGTGGTAGCCATTAAATAACTTATTTTTAGGTCTGATTACCACGCGACTACCACCGCTGGTAATCGGGCCTTATTTTTTAAAACAATATCAAATGATAGTATCAGTTTTCAAGGACTTATATAAGTCCAAAGACGTACCGTTTCACGTTCCACTTGATAAGATTGTCAAGAGAATACAAAAGGGGACATCAAAAGAACTTGTCGAACAAATTAGAAATGGCAACGACAAGCTAAAAAACAATTTACCCTGTATTATTTTTGCGGGTACGTTTACCGAGCGCAACTCAAATTCACTTCAAAAGCATTCGGGGCTTATGGTCGTCGACTTTGACAAGTACCCAAGCATTGATGTAATGCACGAACAACTGGAGCTGCTTAAGTCAAACCCTCACTTTTTACTTTTGTTTATATCTCCAAGTGGTAAGGGAATAAAAGGGGTTATCAAAGTTTGTGATGACCTTACAAAAGACACACACCCGAAAGTATTTAAGGAATTTTATAAAAAATTTGAGTACGAATACTTTGATATATCCAACTGCAACGTCGACCGCATTTGCTTTGAGTCTTACGATCCAAATATCTATGTCAATATGGAGGCCCAAACCTTTGAGCCAATCTTAAAAGACGAGGGTTTTAATGTAAGCGAGAGAACGCCACTTGTTCCAATAACTGACGAAGACAAAATAATAGCCAAAATAATGTCTTGGAATTGGTCAAAGGATTTTGTTGAAGGGGAGCGCAACTCTTATATTTTTGATTTGGCAGGTGCATTTTGTGAGTACGGAATAAGCCAGTACAATTGTGAGATGTATATTTTAAACAATGTAGTAATTGGCGAGTTCTCTGAACAAGAGGCAAAGACCACAATTAAAAGCGCATACAAAAAACGCAATTTTGACACCAAATACTTTGAGAACTATGAGAAAATAAATAGTATTAAAGTAGATTTAAAAAGAGGTAAAAAGGAAGTCATTGAGAAATACGGTATTACGGAGGGTACGTTCGACGAAATAAAGGAAGTAGCAGAACACGACGACTTTTGGTGCTATACGGACAAAAATAAATTAAAGATTGACAATCTTAAGTATAAATTATTTTTGGAGCGCAACGGTTTTAAAAAGTACTTTCAATCCGACGCTCAAAAGGCCTCTTGGATTTATGTAAGCTCCAACAAAGTTGTCGAGACCTCAGCCGAAAAAATCAAGGATTTCGTGTTAAATTATTTATTGGAACGTAACGAGTGGGATGTTTGGAATTACTGCGCCTCGTTTCAAAACATTTTCAGCGAGACTTATTTGTCCATGATTGAAAGCGTCGAGCTGCTAATGCTCCAAGATACCAAAACAAAGTCTTACATCGCATTTGAAAACGGCATTTTAGAAGTAACCAAAGACACAACCCGACTCGTTGATTTTATCGACGTTGACGGCTACGTATGGAAGTCTCAGATAATTCCGCGTGATTATGTGCATTTGGAGCAATACGATAACGAATACGCTACTTTTATCAAAAATATAAGTAATAGTGAGCCGCTGCCAATTGAGTGCGTTATAGGGTATCTTTTGAGTACTTATAAAAATAAAATGAATAATAAGGCCATAATCTTAAATGATGAGGTTATAAGTGAAAATCCCGAAGGAGGTACAGGGAAAGGACTATTTGTGCAAGGCTTAAGACAAATTCGTAAAGTCAGTATATTGGATGGCAAGACTTTCGACGATAAAAAATCGTTTCCGTATCAGACAGTCAGCCCCGAAACGCAAATACTCGTATTTGACGACGTCAAGCAAAACTTTGACTTTGAGAGCAAGTTTAGTTTGGTTACTGAGGGAATGACCTTAGAACGTAAAAACAAAGACGCCATTAAATTAAAGGTAGAGGAAAGTCCTAAACTTGTTATCTCGACCAACTACGCAATAAAAGGCGAGGGCAATTCGCATGATCGCCGACGATTTGAGATTGAGTTCGCTCAATACTATGGCAAAGCCTTGACGCCTTACGATGAGTTCGACCGCCAGTTGTTTGACGACTGGGAGCTTAACGACTTCCAACGCTTCGACAATTATATGGTGTATTGTTTACAATGCTATTTAAAACTCGGACTTGTACCTCAAAACGCTAAAAACATTAAGATGAGGAAATTTATAGCCGAGACCTCGATGGAGTTTTTAGAGTGGATAAAAGACATCGAAAACGTACCGCACAACGATAGGCTTGAGAAGTCGTTGTATTATATCAATTTTACAAACGAATACCAGGATTTTAAAAAATGGCTTACAAATAAAAAGTTTAACATTTGGGTGCAAAAATACTGCAACTTTATTGGGGCCGAATACCTAAGTGGAAACTCCAACGGCTTCCGATGGTTTACAATTAAAACGGATACTAATCAAGTGGACAACAACGACGAAATATTTTTCTAATGGAGTTACGTTCATACCAAAAAAAAATCTCAGCTGAGGCAGTTGAAATTTTACGAAATAAACACATCGTCTATTTGGCGATGGAGGTGCGCACTGGAAAGAGTTTGACCGCACTCAATACGGCCCAATTGTATGGAGCTAAAAAAGTGCTATTCCTTACTAAAAAGAAAGCGATTTCCTCAATCCAATGGGACTACGACAATTTCGGGTTTACGTTTGATTTATCCATCATTAACGATGAATCAATGCACTTAGTGACGGGAAATTTCGACTTAATCATACATGACGAAAATCACAGGTTTGGTGCATTTCCGAAGCCAAACGCAACGGCCAAAGAGTTTAAAAAACGTTTCAGTAAACTGCCTATGATATTCCTAAGCGGTACGCCAACGCCCGAGTCATACTCGCAATGGTTTCATCAATTTTGGGTAAGTGATTACTCGCCCTATAAAAACTATGCGAATTTTTATAAGTGGGCCGCTGAGTACGTCGACATAAAAGAGAAACGCTTAGGGCATGGCATTGTCAAGGACTACTCAAACGCAAAAGAGAATCTTATTCGAAGATCAACACGGCCGTATATTATAACTTTCACACAAAAAGAGGCAGGCTTTACGACAAGCGTCAACGAGATGGTGCTGGAGTGCGAAATGCAGCCAATCACATACGAGGTCATTCGACGACTTAAAAAGGACCTAATCGTTCGCAACGGACAAGGGCAGGTCATTTTAGGGGACACGGGGGTAAAATTGCTACAAAAATTGCACCAACTGTCAAGTGGCACGTGTAAGTTCGAGGATGGCAGCAGCAAAGTAATCGACGATTCAAAGGCAAAGTTTATAAAAGAGAAGTTTAAAGGCGAGAAAATCGCAATCTTTTATAAATTTAAGGCTGAATGGGATGCGATCCTGCAAGTATTTGGAGCCGATTACTTGACAAATTCAGTCGAGGAGTTTGACTCAACCGATAAAAACATCGCGCTTCAGATACTTTCCGGCAGGGAAGGCGTCAGTTTAAAAAACGCAAAGTATCTCGTCTACTATAACATTGATTTTAGCGCAACAAGTTACTGGCAAAGCCGCGATCGCATGACCACAATGCAACGACAAGAGAACGAGGTCTTTTGGATATTCTCAAAAGGCGGCATCGAATACGATATTTATAAGACCGTGCAGCAAAAAAAAGACTTCACTCTTGCGATATTTAAAAAACTTTAATATATTTGACCACCGCCAAGAGAAAACACACAACTAACAACACCCTTCTTTTGCACTTGGCGGTCAATTGAGGGGTGTTTGTTTATTAGTCAGAGAGCGGAAAGGAAAACGCAGCGTATGGGTCGCAACCATTGGGAGTACTCGTTCCAAAGGACAAACGAGTTGTGCAGGTTCGAATCCTGTCCTGACTACAAAATTTAATATAATGACCGAGCAGCAAATTCAAACAAAGATTAAACGCAAACTAATTGAGCGCGGTTGGTATGTCACGAAATTGATTAAGACATCGACCAACGGCATTCCGGATTTACTGGCAATTAAATACGGCAAGGCGATGTTTATCGAAGTGAAACGGGAAGGCGGTAAGCTATCGCCCATTCAAGAGCTTCGCATCGAGGAACTAAAAGCCGCAGGTGCGATTGTAAAAATATGGACTGACTTTGATACTGATTTTAAATAATATGACACCAAAACACTACGACAACAACCAGCAATACGATGTTATTGATATCATTAAGGACTATGACCTCAACTTTAACGAGGGCAATGCAGTCAAGTATATCGTAAGGGCAAGACGCAAAGGCGCACACCTTGAGGACCTACGCAAAGCGATGCACTACCTCGACCGCGAAATCATACACCACGAGACAAAACTAAAATTTAAACAATGAGAGCAGGCTCTAAAATGTACAAAGGTCTCGAGGTGCCAATAAGCGCACCAATACACATCAATAAGCAAGGGCGTGAGTTTTATATTAGCGGATTGTGTTACAATACCGCATTTTGCCGTTATATAGATACAGGAGAAATAATTGAGATAAAAAGTAACTTAGTATCAAAATATTTAGTAGTTTTGTAGCGATATGGTAAAACCACACACGATTAGTACGCAGATGTGGCTTGAGCAAGAGGATGACACTCTTGGAATGGGCGGATCATTTGTGGAGTTTCGGGTAATGGTTGACGCAATCAACGGTTACTGGGTTGAGAACGAAAGCGAGATTTGTATCGTAGTGCAAGGGACGGTTTACTATGTCGAGAACAACGACGCTTTGCTCTTGTTTTTGTCGGAGTATTTTAACCCAATGCGGTTATGATACTGGAGGAATTAGCCAAAAAAGATGCCCAATGGCGAAAGATGGCTTTCCAAATATGCAAAGACAAGGACTTGGCTGACGAGTTAGTGCAGGAAATGTACTTAAAACTATATAATAATACCAATCTAATCAAAGATGGATATATTTATACAGTATTAAGGAACTTATTCTATGACTATACTAAAACTCAAAAGGATATAATAGTCGATTTTAGTAATATCGAAATCTTAGACGATGGAGACTATATCGAGCCAATCGATTACAAGGCCCTTATAAAAGGCTTAACCTGGTATGAGCGCACAATGTTTGAGCTTTCAACTTTGGTCGGTCAACGTGAACTCAGCCGACAAACAGGCATACATATTCAAACAATCCATCGAATCAATAAGATGGTAAAATCAAAAATTTATGGCAAAAAGAAGGACTAAAAAAGAAATTCAAGGTCTTGGCGATGTAATCGCTAATATAACCAACTCAGTTGGTATTGAGCCTTGTCAAGGTTGCAAAGAGCGTCAATTCGGACTCAATCGTTTATTTAACTTCAAAAGAGTTAAAAGCGAGATGTCAGCAGAAGACAAAGAATCGTTTAAAACATTCCTTGAGCCTAAAGGGCAACGCGTAATCGATGGAAAACGCACTGAGTTAAACTTAGACGACGTGACCTATTTAAACGCCTTATATCTCAAATACTTTGGTTTAGACAATAGCAACTGCCCAACCTGCTCCAAAGTACATGAGCAAATAATAAAAGACCTCAACAAACTATCGAATTATGGAGGATAATCAATTCGGTCTATTGTGTGAATTTTTAGACAAATTAATCGACAACAAACCCGAAGACGTTACTCACAACGAACTTTGGCTATCTAAAAACCTATTTGATATTTTAAAACTTAAGGAATACCGCGATTTTAAGATACAAACCGACGAAAATATACCAGTTAACCAAGTAATCATAGGACAATGGAAGTAGTTAAAATCAATTCCGTAAAGCTCAATCCAAACAATCCGCGCATAATTAAAGACGACAAATTTAAAAAATTAGTGCAGTCGATTAAGGATTTTCCCGAAATGCTGAACATTCGGCCCATCGTTGTTAACCAGGATATGATCATACTCGGAGGCAATATGCGATACAAAGCATGTAAAGAGGCAGGACTTAAAGAGGTGCCTATTATAGTGACTGACTTATCAGAGGAAAAACAGCGAGAGTTTTTAATAAAAGATAACACCAGCGGAGGAGAATGGGATTGGGAGGTTTTAGCAAACGAATGGAACGCTCAAGAGTTAGAGGAGTGGGGTTTAGATGTTCCCGATTTACAAATACCCGAAATTTTAGAAGCTGAAGAGGACGACTACGAAATGCCTAACGATCTTCAAACGGATATTGTTTTAGGAGATTTATTTGAGATTGGCGAGCATCGATTGCTTTGTGGAGATAGTACTTGTTCAGATACGGTTGCAAAGTTAATGAATGGAGAGAAAGCCGATATGGTATTTACTGACCCGCCTTATAATGTTGATTATGGAAATAGTAATAATCCAAATCATAAAAGTAGAACAATATTGAATGATAAAAAAAGTGATAAAGATTGGGATGATTTTGTAAGAGGATATATGACAAATCTATTATTATTTACAAATGGTAATCTTTATATTTCTATGTCAGATAAAGAATTAGGTCATATGCAATTAATGTTTGAAGAATGTGGAGGCAGATGGGCAAGTTTTATTATTTGGGTAAAGGATAGATTGATTTTAAGTGGAAAGGATTATCATTCAAGACACGAAACAATTTTATACGGATGGAACGAAAAAATTGAAAATAGACTAAGAGTTGAAGATAGAAAACAAGATGATGTTTGGGAAATAAAAAGACCGACAAGTTCAGAATTACATCCAACTATGAAACCAATTGAATTAATAGAAAGAATGTTAAATAATTCAAGCAAAGAAGGAATGAATATATTAGATTTATTTTTAGGTAGTGGATCAACAATGGTAGCATCACACCAACTGAAACGCAAATGCTACGGAATGGAACTTGATCCGAAGTATTGCCAGGTTATAATTGACCGAATGAGAAAACTTGATCCGAGTTTAGTTATAAAAAGAAATGGAGAAATAATTAAAAACTAAAACGTTCTTACCTTATTGAGATGAGCAATCCATCTTGAACAACTTTAAAAAGCAGTTTGTTAGTTCTGCTTTTTTTTAAATTTTTTTTAATATGCCAACTGAAAAACAAATACAAAATTTAGTACCATTTGAAAAGGGTAAAAGCGGCAATCCACTTGGCAGGCCAGTAGGCGTTAAAAATAGAACGACGATAGCTAAGCACTGGCTCGAAGCGCAGCAGTCAGCAAAAAACCCTATAACAAACGAGGTCCAAACGCTAACGCAAGAGGATATCATGACGCTGGCCCAAATTAAAAAGGCACGCGAGGGAGACGTGGCAGCTTACAAAGCATTAATGGACTCGGCTTACGGCGCACCTGCTCAATCTATTGATCAAAATATAAACATAGAAAAGCCGATTTTTAACGGCATCGATTTAGATGTTCCAAGAAACGACCGCTCAGAGTAAAATTGCTGCACTTCGCAAGCGAGTTAGAATAGTGCAGGGAGGCACCTCAAGCTCCAAAACATTTTCTATTATTCCGCTTTTAATTACTTACGCAATTGACAATCCATTCACGGAGATTTCAATTGTAAGCGAGTCAATACCGCATTTAAAACGTGGGGCCTTAAAGGACTTCCAAAAAATAATGTTGATGACTGACAACTACCGAGATAGTTACTTCAACAAATCCTCTTTAAAATACACATTTTCAAATAATAGTTACATCGAATTTTTTAGCGTTGACCAACCAGATAAATTGAGGGGTGCAAGGCGTGATATTTTATTTATAAACGAATGCAATAATATAGACTTTGAAAGCTACCAGCAGCTATCGGTTCGTACAAAAAAATTCATTTATTTGGACTACAACCCGACGAATGAATTTTGGGTGCATACGGAATTAAAAAACGACATCGATAGCGATTTTGTTGTTTTAACTTACAAAGACAACGAGGCCCTCGATCCTGCAATCGTTCGGGAGATTGAAAAAGCAAGAGAGAAAGCTCAGACCTCAAGCTATTGGGCAAACTGGTGGAACGTTTACGGCTTAGGTCAACTCGGCTCACTTGAGGGCGTTGTGTTCCCGAATTGGGAACAAATAGACACAATCCCAAGCGAGGCGAATTTCTTAGGTTGTGGCCTCGATTTCGGTTACTCAAACGATCCAACTGCTATGATTGGAATATACGAGTACAACGGCAAAATAATAGCCGACGAATTGATTTACTCGACCTCACTTTTAAACTCGGACATTATTCGATTAATGAAGCAAGACAAACGCCTCCCGATTTGGGCGGACTCAGCCGAGCCAAAGTCAATCGAGGAGATAAGACGAGCAGGTTTTAACATTAAGCCAGTGGTAAAAGGGGCCGATTCAATCAATTTCGGAATATCGGTATTGCAGGAGAAGGACTTGCTGGTCACAAAGCAAAGCACCAACCTAATTAAAGAGCTGCGCAATTACTCTTGGGATACTGACAAAACAGGAAAGCGACTAAATGTCCCAATCGGAGAATACAATCACGCCATCGATGCGATGCGCTACTTTGCTATGATGGGCCTTTCGATAAGAAAAGCGCGAAAAGTTATCATAACGTAGGTTATTTGATACGAATATGCACTTTTTGCATACAATAGCGGACACCCGAAAAGGTATAAGTGCATGAATTTTTCCAAAAATGACACCCAAGCGGGTACAAAAAATAAACAAAACCACATTTTTCAGTTATATAAGTATGAAAGTAGTTATTCCAACATCACTAAGCGAGATAAAATTGTCTCAGTACCAACGTTATCAAAAGGTATTAAAGGACAACCTCGACGATGAGACCTTCGTTTGCATTCAAATGGTGGCGATATTTTGCAACCTAACGGTGGCCGATGTAATGAAAATCCCTGTTAATGATTTTACTGATATTATTGAGACTCTTGCAAAAGTTTTGGATCAAAAACCGAAGCTCGTTCGTACGTTTAAAATGAATGGCGTTAACTACGGATTTATTCCGAACTTTGATAAGATTACACTCGGAGAACACGCAACGATTGACACGCTTCTTGGAACTGATGAGAATATACCGCTATTAATGTCGGTACTTTATAGACCAATAAAACGTAAAGCAGGAGAATTTTATGAAATTGAAGAGTACGATGGCGACGAAAGCAAGGCTGATTTTTATAAGGATGTCACAATGGATGTTGTGGTTGGCTCGATGCTTTTTTTTTGGACTTTAAACAAGGAATTGTTGAGCAATACCCTATCGCATTTGGAGGCCAAAGCAGCGAGGGAGGGACTGAATTTGGAGGAAATTTTGGAGAACGCTGGGGTTGGTATCAAAGCTTTGTTAGATTGTCGCGAGAACTTAGAATCCACGTTCGAGATGTGGGAAAGGAGCCTCTTCATGAATCACTCACGCTACTATCATACCTAATCGATGAGTCTTTGGAGGAAGCCAAACAAATTAAAAAACAAATGAAATAATGCGAACATTTTACCAAGCAATAGACTACATAAAGACCACGCTCGAAAGTGCGCCGCTCCTTAACACAATAACTCAAGGCACGGACATAATTGACAACGTCAAAAAAAATATATTTCCTTTAGCTCACATCAACGTACTATCGTCAGTCGTTAGTACTGGCGTTGTTACTTTCACTTTTGAGGTCGCGGTGGTTGACATTCGCAATATGTCAAAGGTGCAAATCAAAGATAAATTTTTAGGCAACGACAACGAGCTTGACAACCTAAACACCTGCCACGCGATACTTAATTACATGATCACGAAAATGCAGCTCAGACGAAACGAGAACGACATCGAGCTTTTAAACGAGCCAAATTTGCAGCCTATATTTATGGCGTTCACAAATGCGCTCGACGGTTGGAAGTGCGACATTGAGTTAAGCGTTCCAAACGATCAATTTTCAGTTTGCTGCGATGGAAACTAAAATCGTTCAACAGGCCCTCAACGAATTTGGCGCGTCAGTTGTTCAGCGAGCGCAAGCCAACCTCAAACGAGGGGGTAAATATGGCACGCACAACGCAAGCGGTAACCTATCGAGGTCGCTCACGTTCAAAACAAAGATAAACCCGAACTCGTTAGAGTTTGATTTCTTTGCCGAGTCTTACTGGAAGTTATTAGATTATGGAACAACAGGAAGCCAATCAAGTAGAAAGGCCCCACAATCGCCATACAAGGCCAATGCGTCAACAGGTGCAATTGATAAATGGGTTGTTCGTAAGGGATTGAAAGGCACCCGAAGCGCGAGCGGACAATTTACAAGCCGCAAGTCGTTGGTCGCAGCGATAACTCGCTCGATAAATAAGACAGGAACACCCGAGACTAAATTTTTTCGCTCGGCATTTGATTTAGAATACCAAAATTTTGACCAAGTTATAGCTGAAAAATACGGCTTAGACTTAGAATCATTTTTAAAATACGTAGTAAATGAAAATATTAAACGTTAGAAGTCCTTATTTTTTACAAGTGCGCGAGGAGACTCAAGTCGCTGCACAAATACGGCTATACATTTGGCACAAAGGCGAAACGCAACCAGCGCAACCAACATACTATCTCGAGAAAAAAATACCTTCTCCGACTGATTATGAGATAGTGTTTAACATCGCGCCGTTTATCGCCGAGCAAATCAATCCAATCGAGGCCACTCCCGAGGTATATCCCGACCAAGAGAACAACGACGCTTGGGTTTATGTCTTTGCGGAATCTTACTACCAAATCGCAGACGATAAAACTTGGTATGCTGACCGTGAATTTGATTTCGTAGGCGTTAGCGGTTTCACTTCTTACATGGGTGGCTACAATCAAATCACGGATGCAAAAATTGCCTACTTGACAAATCCCGATATTAAATACTATTTTGATGAGGATTTGGCTCAAGCCGACCTACCTTATTTTAACGTTTTAATTGATCACGATGGAGACTCACTTACGGAGGTTAAATGGACAAATCGTCGAAATTTGTCCTCAAGTACATTCACTCTTTTGGATGGAAGCAACGACGCTGATATTTATATGTTTAAAATCCCTGCAAAAAACGCAGATATTACAAACCATAATTTCGGCAATGATATAAT